GCAGTATGATATCGTGTAGGAGATTACAGATTGACCCATGCCGCTGCGACACGGGAAAAAGTGGTACTGCCAGATGCTGCTCGACGAGCACCGCTACAGGCTCGCTGAAAATCTTGCGGCGGCAGAAGGCAAGAGATTAACGGCCATGTTGCGCGAAATGGTTTACGCGGCTTTGGAGAAAGCTGTGCCAGCCTCTGATTACAAGGCGGCGGAAGCTGCTGATAAGGCTGCTTGGGCGGAATCGGTGCAGCGACGGGTGCAGGGAAGGATGCGCTCCAAGCAAGAAGGAAAGGTGTCAGAAAGTGACGCATGAGACTTAGTTAAATGTCTACATAGTCTGAAGCGGTCTAAATAAACTTACTAGAATCGCACAGTATTCAACACTTACACAATGACGCGTTATGTCGTCATGGTTGACAATCGCTGGGTCACAGCGGTTTACGGACCAGGAAATGGGATCGGTCTTACGGCCGCACAAGATGATGCTTCGAGCTGGGTGACTTATGAGCGGGCTGTCGCTGCGGCGCGAGTTGTTGCTCAGTGCACTAACAGCCCTGTTGCTATTCATAGCGTTGAAGAACCCTCCTACCCCAAGTCATGGAAGTAGTGCCTTTTCAGAACCAGCTGGATCCCGAACTGCGGCTCGGTGAGGGTCGCTCACGCACCAGTGCAGAACATACTGAGCTGTTCGAGCTGAAGATTTGGTTGCCTGGCCAAGGGGCAATGCGGGATGTGGTTCGGGCGGAATCGCTCCAGCAAGCGATTACTTTTGCCACGAATCGTTACCCGAACTGCAGGGTCGAGGTGCCATCGACAGCAGCGAAAAAGCCTAGGCTGGTGCGCTCGTCAATGGGGCCGAAAGAAGCGGCTCGTAAACGACTCAAAATTGTGGAGGCTAAACGTGAGCAATCCTGAAATCGCTGATTGGGCGCGCCAGGCTTGGGGCGAGGTGATCGTCGATCAAAGTCGCGCAGATTTGATCGAAAAGCTGTACGAATGGGACGGACGCTCTAATCCTGAGCATCCGTACCACCACACTTACACCGGCTTGTACTTGAAGTACACCGAGAACTAGGCCGAGTCGCGGTCCATTCCAAACTGAGCGGCCAGATTATCTGCGGCTTCGCGGATAGCCCAGGCCGTCTTTGTTTTTTCCAGTTGGTGGAGTGTGTTTAAAACTAGGGCGGCTTCAAGAAGGCCGCGATAATCTCGCTTGTTGAAGAGGTCAACAAGCCATTTGTCTTGGGCGGCCTTGTGGAAGCTGGACTCGGTGCTGTGCTCGATGGGGCGCATGGTTACCTCGGGCGGATTTTCATGAACCAGCCCGTGTCGTTGCCTTCGATGAGCCAGCGAGGCAGCCAGTTCTTGCGGGAGTACGCGGTGCCCGCGCCTCCCTTGTTACTGACGTAGCCGCCAGCAGTCAGATTTGCCTCGCCAAAGGGGTCGTTATGGATGAAGTGCGTAGGCGTAAAGCCGACGACAACGCTCCAGTGGCCGGTGCCACTCGGGCTGGATACCGGACCTTTGTGTAGCCAACCGACTGGTACGGGGTGGCCGTGCGTGATCTCGCTCTCCAAGTCTTCGACCGTGCCATCCATCTCGAAGGTGGCAGTCAGCCCCAAAGATTTCATCGCAGCAATCTGCGCTTTGGGGTCGGTTGTGTCGCCGAAGCGGGCGCGGATTTTGTTGTACTCGTAATCGCCTGAGATCTTGCCGTAGTACCGCGCCACCATCGCGCAGCTGGAGCTAAAGCACTGGCGATAGCCATACGCTCCATCGTCGGGGCCGAGTTGGTACTCATAGGCGACCTTCAGGACTTTTTCTTTTGGGGTGACAAGTGGTTCAGTTCCAGTGTGTTGATTCATCAGCTTGATTAACTTTTCGGCGTATGCAGGGTCTGTCGCATAGCCTTCCTTGTACAACCATTGGGCTGCATCTTCACGGGTTGCGGCGTTGTTGCAGCCCTTGTAGTTTTTGTAGTCCTTGTACCAGTGGTCGACGAGATAAATGACGCAGGAAAGTAGGTCGGGGAAGTCGATGAAGCTATCGGTAATGGTGATCCACTGATTGTTGATGAACTCTTGTGTTTTCTTGTCGCTACCTTCGCCTTTTAGGCCGAAGAAATTATTCCTGCCTGAGACAAGTTTGCCGTAACTTGATTCACAGGCCCATTGTGCTGCAACGAGTTCGGGGAATTTGGCGCCAGCTACGCGGGCGGCTTCGAGGATGCCTTCCCAGCTGTTGGCAAGGTTAGTTTGTTTGCCCGCTACAGACCACGTTTTGAACCAGCCTTGGTCGCGACCAAGAATGTGCGGGTTGGCCTTGTTGATGACGTTTTCCAGCTCGGTGATTGCCGCCATCTGATGGGGCAATGCCTTGTAATACCGGAAAAGATCATTCAGGCGGATCTTGTTGGTGGGCATCGGACCAAGGGGAGTGGATACTCATGGCGCCCCCCAAAAGGCGGCTGGCGCCGGTTTGTAGCTCGTCATCAGGTGGTTCATGAACCACAACGGGTTTTGGTGTTAATGGCTGATCCGCGTGCCAGTCCTCGATGGCGCGATCCAGGCGAGGTTTGAGGGTGGCGTTGAATTTGAAATCCTGCGCTGCTTTGCGGAGGTGGTCACGCCAATCCTTGTCGCCGAATCGCGCCAGCCAGGTGGTGTCGCTCAGGACTTTTTTCTGGCGACTGCGTTCAGCACGTTGATGAGCAGCTGCACCCAGCTGTTACTGCGGATGGGCAGCAGAGTGAGGATTTCGCTTCCGGCTGCTGCCAAGATCGCGATGGTCGCAATGGTCGTGGGATCCATGTAAATAAGGATTCTCGCCAAAGTTTAGCTGTACTAAAGAAGAGCACCAGTGCATGTAATAGTTTCTACCGCTACATTTCAGGTAGCCACTGCTGGGTATGGACCATCGCATCGAAGATGGCGAATACTTAAACAAAAAGGAAGCGAAGGCGCGTTTTAGACAATCAATCCTTAAAAATTGGAAGAATAGGTGTGCGTACTGCGCGTCGGATTTAGGGCGCTCGGCGACGCTGGATCATGTACACCCCAAAATGCGGGGTGGGCATACGCACCAGCAGAATTTGGTTGCTTGCTGCTTTGCGTGCAATATCAGTAAGTCGGCGCAGGATTGGCTGGAGTGGTACAGGGACCAAGAGTTCTGGGCGCCGCACCGGGAAGATGCAATCGTGCAGTGGATTACTGGGGGTCTGCTGTAGGATCCCAGCCCATGTTTTCTAGGTACATGCGGGCGATATATTCGTCCTCCGCATAACGGCAGATGCTGTCTTTGCAGGCGCGGTAGTAGATTTCGCCGCGCTCGTTTTCCAGTTGTTCCAGCAAGTAGCCGTGGCCGAAGTCGGTGGAGTGGACGACGCTCATTTAATCCTGCCGACAGTCATCTCAATCTGTCTCACCCTAGCCTCAAGATCGCTAAGCCTTTCCTTGCTGTCGTTTTTCAGTTCTTGGATGTCGGAGGCTACGGTGCTGACGGATTGATCCAGCTTGGCGACTTGCATAAAAAGGCCGCCCAGACCGATGACTGCAGCAGTCAACAGCGCTGGTACGGCTTGGTTAAACGGGCTTTCGGGTGGTTTGGCTGTAATCAGCGCCTCTTCGTGGTGCTCCATCGCGAGGCTAGCTGGGCCTTTTTTACAGTTTAGCGATTACGGTTATACGCTATTCCGCCGTTGTCTTCGTTGAATGGGTCTGAGCGGCCTTGGCTGATTGCTACTGCGCGGCGGTAGTAATGCGTGTCAGTTTTGCCCGCAGCTTCCAGCGCTGCTTTTACCTTGCACCAGTTGTCGCGAGTGCGCTGATCCATTAGCGACCCTGCCCCCGCATCTTTTTGCGGTTGTGGTTGGGCACACTATGTTGCCCTTGACCCTGACGTGTTTTCTTGGGGCGACCGGGTTTGTGATCGACGCGCCCCAGTGCAGTCTTGGATTTGACAGCCATCAATCGTCAGCGCGAGGGTTGATGGCTAACAGGCTATAGCCCATCAGCAAAAGAAAGCCAAGGCTCAAGCCGGCGATTGTGGCCATGCCACGCTCCAGGGGAATCCAGATTGTAAGGAGATGTCTCGCAATTCTTGGCGGTATGCAGCCCATGTGGCTTTATCGACAGCGCTGTCCGCGAGCTGCGTCCAGTCGCAACTCTGAAGAAGCTGGTTGCGAGATATTCTGATGTTTGTCTCAGCAGCTTCGCGATCTAGCTCGGCAACCTTCCAAACCTGAGTCCACTGTTCGCCAACCTTCTCAACAGTTGATGTGGCGCTGTGCGTAAGGGGTTCGTAGCTTGGAGCTTGCACAGCAATAACCGGGTACACCGAATACTGCGCCAGCGTTTCCTCGTCAATTACGGTGGGGAAAGAAACGGAGGGGTGCTTGAGGCGGAGACTAGCAAGCGGGTAGGGAAAGATTACCGAGCCGCTATCAAGGACTTTGACGTACATACTCATGGGTTTCACTGCCGCACTTTAGCCAATGGTATAAGCAAAAGTTTGATCTCTTCCCAAAGAATCAGCAATCAGCATTCTGGTGCCGTCATAAGAAAAGCTAGCAGCGTTTATTCCTTGGCAGCCACCTTGCGGTGTGTAGGCGTAAGAAAAACTCGCAGTAGAAATATCCCAAGGCGTAGATAGATCAAATTGAGAGACAACGCCGTTAATTGTGGCACTGGTGTTTGACCTGTCTACCAAAAAATATCGCGTTCCACTTGGGTTGAAAAATATGTTTCCACTGTTGACTATTTCTGTTGGAATGGTTATTGCTTGCGTAAATGATAGTGTATTGACATCCCATGCAGTGCTTAGGCTGTATTGGTATATTTTGTTGTCTGAAGAGTTTACAACGTATAGCTTTGTGCCGTTGTCTGTAACATGCGCGTCATACGGGTTGGTAGCTCCATTGCCTCCGACGGCGCCATAATGCGAGTACGAAGCAGTTGAAATACTCCATGCTGTGCTTAGGGTGTATTTGTAAATGCGATCAGAGCCGGCTCCTGCCACATAAAAAGCAGTACCGTCTGGCTTGAAGAAGTGTGAGTTTGGGATGCTATCTTGCGTGATAGTGAAACTTGCCGGCGCGCCTGTTCTAGACGACAATTCCCATGCGGTAGAAAGTGAATATTCGTATAACGTTTTGTTTGCGCCATAAAATTCGTAGTATTTTGTCCCGTCAGCGCTGTAACTGATCGTAACGGGCGTACTAGCGTAACGGAGTGAAGTAAAGCCAGTTGTCGGTGCTGAGTAAGTTGCTGTACTGCTATCCCAAGCAGTAGATAAATCTAATTCGTAAATATTAGACTTTCTAGTAGTGCTTGCACCATAAGCTAAGAAATATATTTTTGTGCCCGCGCTGTTAAAAGATATGCCTTGTGGCGTTGTATCAATACTGTTAAGCAAAATAAAAGAATCGTAAGTGGCAGTGCTTAAATCCCAGGCAGTAGACAAGCTCCATTCATCAATTCCATCACCGGAAGAGCCTACAACGTAAACCCTTGTCCCATCGTCTTTGAAAAATAAACCAGTTGGAGCGGCTTCATAGGTGCCAAAGGATAGATAGCTGTCTAAAGACGCTGTGCTTACGTCCCAGGCAGTGCTCATGTCATGTCTACGAATGCGATCACCTCCAGAATCAACTGTAAAAAAAGAGGTGCCATCACTTTTGAAATATAAGCCGCTAAGGCTGGTGCCCCCAATTTGGAAACTTGCTGAGCTATAAGAAGCCGTGGTAACGTCCCATGCTGTTGTTAGCGTGTATTGATATATGGTACGGTTAGAGAAATCTCCAACATACATTGCCGTGCCGTCTGTTTTGAAGTAAAGCGACCTAGCGCTTGGTGCCTCATTTCCAACAGTGAAGTATTCATAGTCATAGGTAGCGGTGCTAATATCCCAAGCTGTGCTTAAGCTGTACGAATACACGCTGTCATTCGCCACGGTTGAACCGCCAGCTCCGACAACATAAAGCTTCGTGCCATCCGGCTTAAACGCAAGGTCGAAACCGTCGCCCGCAAAATGAATATTTCTAAAGTTGAAAACATTATTCGGCGACCCTGCGAATTGCGCATACCGCAAATTCCATGCGGTGTCTACATTCTGACTGCCAGCGGCTAGCAGAAGTGCTCGGCTTGAAGGATCCATCTTGGGTCAGTTGACGTAATCAGGCAGAGCTGCGCCACGCCAACGCGAGCCTCCATCATCTGTGACAAACACAAATAAATGAGTTGTGCCCGTGGTCAACGTAGGAGCATTATCCGCTGGCCACTTCACCGCCGCAGGCCAGGTAATTGTTCCAGACGTGTGGGTAAGCTCCAGCACAAAAGAATATGCTCTGCTTGCAGGAACACTGCCAAAAGTAAATGTACTGTTGGCGGAGATAGTTTTTGTGAAATAGTTTCCGGCGCTGCAGTCAATGTTTAATGCGGCAACCGAAACAACATTCCCTGAATACGCTCCAGAAACATCTAGCGTCGTATTTGTCTCAGTGCTAGCTAGACCAATCGCAGCAGAATCAACAGCGATGTCTCCACTAACACCACCTCCTCCGGCGCCGATTTCAACAATAGACGCAGTGCCGTCGTCCTTTTTGGTGTAGAGCTTGCCGTCGTAAGTATTGAGGGCAAGCTCCCCTAGCTGAAGATCACTGGTGGTAGGAGCTTTCCCCTGGACAGCGCTTCTCTTGAGCCTTACTGTGTTTGCCA